GGTTACGTAGTAACTGGATGCCAAGGACATCATCAAATTGTCCACGAAGTTCACCGTCAATAGATGGCTTACGTGCGACAACAATCATCATCTTACCAAGTGGGTTGTTAGCCTTAGAAAGAACTAAGTTGCCCTTTGATGGGATGAAGATGATTGACTGGTCTTTGTCGTAATAGCGAATCATTTCAACCTGAGCATTGAGGTCCTGCTCGTAGCCGTAGCCACCAAGAAGTTCTCTTTCGAACTCAGGGAATTGTGAAACAAGTTCGCCAAGTGTCATTACATATCGCTTAGCAAATGCAACGCAACGTCCATAGCGGTCAAACTCTGGGTAAGCCCCAATCGGATTTTCTATGCGGATACGTGGCATCTTTGATTCTTCGTCTAATTCAATGATGAATGGGACGAAACCGTAGGTGAGGTACCAGTCAGCACCTGAGTACATTTGTACTGCTAGGTCTGAGTGATTGAAGTAGTTAGAGGCAATGCGAGTACGCTTATCAGCGAACTGACGTGCCTTATCTGATACCTGGTTTGCAGCAGAACAATTGACTGCTGGTAGTGGTGCCATAACCTCAGAGAGGTCACGTGCCACAATGTCAATAAAGTTTGCTACTACGTTTGCATCTACGCCGTCGGGGAAGAAGTCAGGGTAGACTTCGGAAATCTTTCCTTTACGGACAGCAAGGACGTCAAGGTTGCGAGCATCACGCTCATTGTTGCGGTAGCGCATAGACAGGACTCGCGCTGCAACCTGTTCCATTGATAGTGCCATTGTTATCCTAACGATTAAAGGGAAAAATTATTTTTTTGCTTTGATTGGCTTTGACTTGCCAGAGGCAAGCATTTTTTTAACATAATCTGGGTCACCTGCACCCCAAGTTTTTCCTGGTATACCAGTTGATGTTTGACTTGAAATTGGTGGGAACCCAGCATTTCTGCTATATAGTGGGTCAACGTACTTGTCTGGCTTGGATTTATTTGCCATTGTTGTTTCCTAACCGTATTGGTCTGCCCATTGTGAGGCAAACGCTTCATCTAAATTCAGTGAGCCACGACCAGCCATCTGCGCTCGTGTAGCCCATCGGTTTGTTTGGTACTGACCGACTCTGGTGCTTTGTTGCATCAACTCTCTGACGCGGATTACCGCAAACCATAGAGCCATCACAGTATCTGTGGGGTTTCGTGTTTCTGGTTTCCAGGTAATCAACTGCTGTACCAAAGTCTTCAAGCCTTCAGAACCTTCGTTGCTTGGTAGTTCAATCAAGTTGTTATCCTGGAAGCGTCCATCTCTGGTGTTACCAAATAGGCTTGCCATAGATGCCACACCAAAAGATGTGTCCCACTTGTTCTTACCAGTAAAGTGTGAGTTCAACTGGCACCCATACTGGGCTAGAAAGTTTCTTAGGTTCTCATCCAGGGCGTAAGCCTTCTGGTGGGCATTGATTTCGATACGCAGTTCTTGAGGACGGTACTTATCCACCCATTCTTCAATTAAATCTTGAATCTTTTGAGGAGTAGGTTCTGTCATATTGACTGCATCTAAAACATAAATCTTGCCATCGGTTCGGTTATATGTAATTACTACCGCACCTGTAGCACCTGCCATAGCAGGGTCAAGTCCGATTACCGTATACGTAGAGTCAGTGTGCTTAGGGTGTCCAGGAACCCCTGCCTTGAGTGGCCCACGCTTTCGCATTCCATTGACACTTCCTGCGACGCAGGTAGGTGAGAAGATGGAATCTTCTTGGACATCCTCTTGCTGGTAGACCATAGCCCATACTGACGGTGCGACTTCAGAGCGTCTCGTAAAGAGAGAAGGTCCGTCCCACTTGGGAAAAAGTCCATTTTCATCCGCCCCATCAATTTCGTTTTCTTGCATATTAGACTTAGGCCAAAGTGTTTTCCAGTTCTCAGGCTTTTCGTCAAACTCTAATACTGCTGGTTGTGAGAAGTAAGTGAAGGGGGATTTGCCACCCGACCACTGCCCTGGGTCACGAATCATCTTGTAGAGGTCTACAGCCGAGATTCGGGTACCTACGATAACCAACTTGCCGTGACGACCCAGACGGGTGATAACTTCCTTCTGAATCCACTCAAGTTGCTTTTCCCACTCGTGAGCGTTGGAACCCATCACAACGTCATCTAGGATAATTAAGTCGGCGCGAGCACCGTAAATCTGGGAACCAAATCCTAGGGCTTGGACCGTTGGGTCCTTTTCGCCTGAGTCTCTACCAGTACCTAGGTAAATCATATCGGCAGACCATTGGGTTGCATCTGCCTTGTAGCCACCGTTGGGGCCAAAGGCCACCTGTAACTTGGTGTAGGCTGGGTGTGAAAGTCTGGTCTTGATTGCCCCTAGAAACTTACGAGCCATACCCTGAGTCTTAGAGACGATGATAACTCTAGCATTCGGGTTGGTAACAATCTTGTGGACGACATAGTTGGTCGTAATGACCGTAGACTTGGCGTGCTCAGGAGGTACGTTGATAAGTACACGGTTGAGCGCCCCTGGCTCGTAGGTCATCGCTGGGTGAATCCACCTAGGCTCCCTACCTTCGATGATGTCATACCAGTCAAGGTGATGGTCAAAGAGGGGTGAGTCTAGGAACTGCTCACAGAAGTCGGGGAAGGGTATTTCCTTAATGTCCTTAAGGTCTGCCTTAACCCCTTTGCCCACAAGTCGGGCTTTCTCGGAGCGTTCCTTGAACTCAAGTGATTGCATCACCCATTGTCTAAAAGTTGTGTCATTGCGGTTGACGGTGCCCATAGCACCAGTAATGGTGTTTCCCTGCTCAAGTTGGAGAAGTACCCGTTCCTGGGCTTCTATCTTGGAGAGGTCTTGCTTTCCTGCTTTGCGTCCCATAACATCCTATCCAGTCGCCCTCTGGAGAGGGTAAATATAACACCTATCACGCCTCTAAAATAACGGCATAACTCTGGCGCACTTCCTACGAAGTAGGTTATATATTTATATATTATATATAACGAACGAGCGTAGTCCCAAACGAAGCGAGTTCGTTTAGAACTACGAAGAATGTAAATTCTTCTATATAAGATAACCCGTTCAATACCCCAAAACCGAACATCGGTTTGGGATATATTTTATAAATAGTTGCCCTCTGGGGCAAAAGTGCTGTTCAGAGTATATATGACCCCTAATATAACAGAAAATTTTGATTGGACAGTACAGTATAGTACTGGCCAGATAGTTAAGCACCCTGGGTCAAAATGTCTAACCCTAAGGTAGACCTATAGACTTGCACACTTACCTACCCTTATGTCCAACCATATACCTTACCGTGAGGGTAAGGGTATTAAATCCCTACTCATTGGTAACATATAAATGAATTACGATACACTTATGTATCTTAAATGGATGTTGTGTGACTATCCCATCCTTCCATTAAATCGCCATATGTCGGGGGTATATATGGGCATATATAAATGCAATTCCTAGGCCAATATGGGGAAGTTCCCTAGGTTCCGCAAGTGTGACCGACATCACACGTTTATCTATTGACACGCCTATCTCTCTCATATATTGTTTTATCTGTAGCCAAGGGAATCACCCCAAGGCACGAAGACTAGAACAGGAGAACAGATTATGGAACTATCAACACGCGAAGCGATTATTATCTCATACGCTTTGACTTGTCTGGTACTAGATGGACATCCAGACCTAAACGTATCCAATACGGAACTGAACGACATAGCGCAGAAGGTGCAGACAGGGGCGACACGATGACACGCAAGGATTTCCAACTTATAGCCGACGTCATCGCCAAATCTTGGCACGCATCAAGCGAATCACGTCGTGACCTCGCCAACGAGTTCGCCGATGCCCTAGAAGATACGAATGACCGCTTTAATCGTGAGATGTTCCTCACCGCTTGCGGGGTGAAGTAATGAGAACATCAACCAACACGGCGCAAGATGGATTTGATTACGATGTGCAATCGTGGTATAGGGACGGGGTATATATCCGATGTGGACATCCTGACACGATGGATTGCCAATGTTACGGCAGACTTCACGAAGGTGAGAAGGTGAGCCGATAATGGGACGCAACACTTTCGATGTTGAGAAGGCTTTCAAGGCTATGGATGCAGATTTCAACCGCAAGGCGCAAGCCCCTACCATCACGGGAGATTATGAGATAGAAGCGACGGGACTAGACGGGTGGATGTCCTACCGTTACCAATACAAGGTGGGAACTCACGACTATTTCGGTTATGCCGAGACGATAGAAGAAGCGAGGGAGAATATCCTCAATCAGCAAGCGAAGATGTGAGGTAACTCACCGCCCTAACCCTTGACAGGGGGCGCGATGTTCACGGCATCATAGGGCACGAGGTAGAAAATCTACCTTGCAAGGCTAGACGGGAGACTAGAAAATGAAAATATCAACGAAGGCTAAATGTATCGAATGCTCACGGGTATTTGATCTACTAGACACCAATGATGCCAATGAATGGGCATATGGCCACGATTGTGAGGACATCTGATGGCCTACACGGTACACGGGGCATATGAGAACCCGAAGACGGCGAAGCAATACGCGAGATTTACCTCTCGCCTAGATTATCAGACACGAGAAGAAGCCGAAGCACTAGCCGAAGCGTGGAAAGTAGAACGAGATTATAAATTTATATGGATT